CTATATGGATAAGATAGTTGAAATGCTTCAGACTATTAAAGATAAAAAGCAGCTATTTACTTCTATTCGTCAGCTATTAGCAGATAGTCATGTAAAAGATTATACTGCGTTGTATAGACACTTATACGACAATTTAGATGCATTTGCTGTTGGTCATATAGCTTCTGTTATATTGATTATTGCAGATCATCAGTATCAAGATTCTATGGTAGTTGATAAAGAGATAAATGTATGTGCCATGTTTGTAAAAATAATAAACGAATTATACTAAAATGCAAAAGCAACAATTTCAAGGTAATAAACAGCAGGTTAATATTAATCTAGCAAAAGCAGCGTCAATCGTATGTGATGCTGAAGGGTGTGATAATGATATCTTTATGCCGGCTATGAAGTTTAAAAGAATTAGTAAACTTTTAACTGGTGCTAAAGAAGATCAAATTGCTCCTATTCAAGTTTTCATGTGTACTGCGTGTGGAAATATAAACGCTGAATTTGACATTCCAAATGAGTAAACCAGCAACTTTATTCGATCATTTATCTAATATTACAGATAAGAAAACTGCTTGGAGTAAACTGAGTGACGAAGACAAAAAAGCTTTCACTCCGTATATGATAAACAGATGGTTGTCTATGAATATGGATTGGGTTGAACTGGTTAACGAACTTCAAAAGTATACTATAGGATTACTGTCCCCAGAAGAAGTTTATAAATTGTATTTAGATGTTCTTCCTAAACAAAAGACATTTAATAAGTATATTAAAGGAAGTAAAGAGTCTAAATACAATTCTGAGTTGGTGGAATTACTGTCAAAGCACTTCTTAATTTCAGAGAAGGAAGCTGTGGAATACTTAGAATTGTATACAGGAGATCGACTGTTATCGTTAAAGGAAATAGTGAAATTATACGGTAAAACGGATAAAGAGGTAGATAAACTATTAAAAAATAAATAAACCATATGGAACAAGAATTAATTTATCATATTCAGCCAGGTCGAGGTAATAAGACTACAGAGGCAGTTAACCATCCAAAACACTATGGAGGAGAATCTAATCCTTATGAAGCTATTAAAGTAATTGAAGCGTGGGATCTAGATTTCTGTTTAGGCAATGCTGTTAAGTATATCTCTCGAGCGGGTAAGAAAGACGCTTCAAAAGAATTAGAAGATCTTAACAAAGCCATTTGGTATCTCAAAAGAAGAGCTGAACAAATCCAAAAGAAATAACTGAACATACAATAGGTTTTCTTATATTATAGAAAATTAATTATTGTATGGCAATTAGCGCATTAGGTCAGTTATTTAGAGCAGTTGCTCCTGAAAAGAATCCAGATCATAAGACTATATCGTATAGTCAGTTTGCAATGTGGAGTTCATGTCCACATAAATGGAAATTGAATTATATTGATCGTACTCGATTTGGCGGTCCTTCTATTCATACCGTATTTGGTACTTCATTTCACGAAGTATTGCAGTGGTATTTGAATACAATGTTTCGAGAGTCAATTAAGACTGCTGATCAACTTAACCTAGCAGAGTGTTTGCAAGAGCAAATGACTCAGAATTATATGATGTCAGTTATTGACAACAATCATGAACATTTTTCTAATGCAACTCAACTTCAAGAATTTTATGAAGATGGAGTTGCAATCTTAGATTGGTTCAAAAAGCATCGAGGTGATTATTTCACTAACAAAGGTTATGAGTTAGTTGGTATTGAAATGCCATTGTATGTGCAAGCATCTGAAAAAAATCCAAATGTAATAATGAATGGATTTATAGATTTAGTACTGCGTGATATAGAAGAAGACAGGATAATTATTATTGACATTAAAACGAGTACAAAAGGTTGGAATCAATATGCTAAGGCAGATAAGATTAAAACGTCTCAGTTAGTATTGTATAAATCGTATTTTGCGAAACAATATGGATATGATGAAGATAAGATTGACGTTAAGTATTTTATTGTAAAGCGTAAATTGATTGACGGTTTTATGTATCCACAAAAGCGTGTGCAAGAATTTGCTCCAGCTTCAGGACGTATAACTAGAAAAAAATTAAGTGCTGAAATTGAAACTTTTGTGTCGACTTGTTTTAATGACGATGGTAGCTATAACACAACGGCTAGCTATCCTGCAATAGGAGATAAAGGATTGAAGAATTGCAAATATTGTGAATTTGCAGATAAAGAAGATTTATGTCCAAAAGCAAATAGAATAAAATGAACAAATTTCAAATAATGTCTAGATTAAAGTCCGATCCTGAATTGATGAAAATTGCTATAGTAGGGAGCAGGATATACGAAAACAAACGAAAAATACGAGACATGATCTTCAAACTTAAACAAACGTTTGGTGATAAGTTAGAGATTGTATCTGGAGGCGCTGGTGCAGGCGCAGATAAGTATGCAAAAAAATATGCATTGGAGTTAGGAGTTAAGTATAAAGAATTTAATCCTGCTCATACAGTTAAAAATTTATATTCAGCGATGAATGAAAACTATTATAGTAAGCCGTATCATACTTCACAGTTTTTTCATCGCAATGAGTTAATTGCAAAGTATTGTGATAAGATGATTGCTTTTATTGACAGCACATCAACATCTAAAGGCTCACAGCATGCAGTTAATATGGCACTTAAACATAACAAATCAGTAGTAATTGTAAATGAAAAATCTTAAACAGTATTTATTGTATCACGCTAAATGGCAACTAGGTATAGTTGTATCTTGGCCATGTATGTGGCTAATGCGTGATGTATGGGGCTGGAATAACTTCTGGACCATAATAGGATTTCAGTTTGTAGGTGCCTTAATATTTTGGAATATAGATAAATTAATCTTTAAAAGTAAATGAAAAACGAAACAACTGTATTAGAGCGACCAATCACAGAAACTAAACCAACGTTTGTATGTGTTGACTGTGGTACTAAGTACTCAATTAAAAATGCATCAACAAAACAAAATGTAAGCAACCCAAAATATTGCAAATACTGCTACTAAAACCGCCGTTTTTCAATAGAATTTCATATTTATTATAAATTATTCAATAAAGGTTATGACGCAAATACAATTGCCAAAGCTTCGTAAGGTTGATCCGAACAAGCCAAAGAAAAAGAAAATCCTGTTACTTTCTGATGATTTACGTATGCACTCTGGTATTGCAACAATGTCGCGTGAAATTGTATTACAAACTTGTAAAGAGTTTGACTGGGTACAATTAGCAGCGGCTGTACAGCATCCGGATCAAGGTAAAATTTTAGACGTATCTCAAGACATCGTAAATCAAACAGGAGTAGAAGACGCTTATTTAAAGTTGTATCCATTTAGTGGATACGGTACTCCAGAAGTACTTCGAGAAATTATTAATATGGAAAAACCAGATGCTGTATTGCACTTCACTGATCCTAGATTTTGGGGTTGGTTGTATGGAATGGAGCATGAATTGAGACAGTTAATGCCTCTTTTCTATTACACTATCTGGGATGACGTTCCATATCCTCGATGGAATAAACCATTTTACGAGTCTTGTGACTTGTTAATGTGTATTTCCAAACAAACGTATAATATTGTTAAGCAGGTACTTAAAAATACTAAACATGAAGATTGGCAAACAACATATGTACCTCATGGTATAAATGAAAATTCATTTTATCCAATTGACGAGTCTCATCCTGAATGGAATGATCTTCAAGCTTTCCGTAAAGATTTAGTTGGAGATAGTATTGATTTTATTACATTCTATAACGCTCGTAATATTCGTAGAAAACACACTTCAGATTTAATTTTAGGATATAAAGAGTTTTGCGATAAATTGCCTAAAGAAAAAGCAGATAAGTGTTTGTTGTTAATGCATACGGAGCAAGTAGATGACAATGGAACTGACTTACCAGCTGTTATTAAAGAGCTGTGCCCTTATAACGTTAAATTTACTAGCAATCGTATTATAACAACTAAAGAATTAAATTACCTGTATAATATATCAGACGTAACTGCTAATATAGCTTCTAATGAAGGATTTGGATTAGGTACTGCAGAGTCTGTTATGGCAGGTACTCCTATAGTAGTTAATGTTACCGGTGGTATGCAAGATCAGTGTGGGTTTAAAAACGATGAAGGCAATTATTTAACTGAATATGATTATAATGACGAATTTCAAACTAATTCAGTTAGACGTTATACTCGCCATGGCGAATGGGTCGAACCTGTATTCCCGGCAGTAAGAACACTTCAAGGGTCTCCTCCCACTCCGTATATATTTGACGACATTGCAGATTACAGAGATTGTGCAGAGGCACTTAAAACTTGGTATGACAGAGATCGAAATGAAAGAAAGCGTAGGGGTAAAGTTGGAAGAGAATGGATGCTTTCAAAAGAAACAGGATTGAGTGCAGAGTCAATGGGCGAGCGTTTTATTAAAGATATGAACACAGCCTTTGCTAATTGGACTCCAAGAGTTAAAGTTGAATTGATTAAAATATAAGTTATGAGTAAACCAGTATTGGTATTTCAAGCTCCTATCGCTACTCGTAGTGGATATGGAGAGCGTAGTAGAGATTTAGTAAGAGCATTAATAGCTACTGATAAATATGATATTAAAATTGTGTCAACTCGATGGGGTGATACTCCTATGAATGCATTGACTAATGAAGATCAAGACATCATTAGTAGAATGTTAATGGGCCCTATGAATCAACAGCCTGATGTGTATATGCAAGTTACAGTTCCTAATGAGTTTCAAAAAATAGGAAAACTCAATATAGGAGTTACTGCTGGTATTGAAACTACATTATGCAGTCCAGAATGGATTGAAGGCATGAATAGAATGGATTTAGTTTTAGTTTCATCAGTGCACGCTAAGTCAGTATTTGAAGCTACATCGTATGAAAAACGAGACTCAAACACTAACCAAATAGTTGGCCATTTAAAATGTGAAAAACCTATAGAAGTTCTTTTTGAAGGATTGAATTTAGACATATTTGACAAAAATATTCCAGCTAGTTCAGATACTATATCAGATTTAATGTCTCAAGTTAAAGAAGACTTTGCATTTTTGTTTGTAGGTCATTGGTTGCCTGGTCAGTTTGGCGAAGATAGAAAAAATGTAGCGTTAACGATTAAATTGTTTTTAGAGTCGTTTAAAAATAAAACCAACGCGCCT